GCCATCCAAACTAAAAGTCACTGTACTGCGTCGTTCCGGATTGTATTGAAAAAATTGTGCAAGCTCGCGCCACCATTCTTTATTTCTTGTACTACCATTGGTATGCAATGCAAAGGTAACAGTGGGATTTACTTCTCTAAACCATCTGAGTATGTCAGTGCAATCTTTGGCCATGGTTGGTTCGCCATGAGTGCCTTCGAATTTAACATGCTTGGCTTGTTTTAACCATTCATGATCTATCAAAGTTTTTAACACATCCAAGGTCAATGTGTTTTGTGGTAAGTTAGGATTTTCTACAATACCAAGTTCTGGATCATCATCTAGATATCTAGAACACTGCGGACAGGCTGCGTTACAGGCTGTTGACAACTCAATGTTGAGCATGGTCGGCCATTTGTCAAACATATGTTATGGATAAATTTTATCACCAGTAGTCAACAACACTACTGAAAACTTTGTGGTTTGAAACTGTGTGTTAAGTTTGCGAGCTAAATTCTTAGCATGACCTGGATTTGAGAAACTGACTTTTTTGTACTTAGGACCAGGATACTGCGTAAGCATATTTGAAGTTTTTAAGTTGATTGGTTTGTTTTCGTAAAAAACTGCCCATACGCCTTCCGAGGCCAACACTTGCTCGGTCTTGTAAGTTTGTTTGTTGGTGATTTCAATTAACACCTGTGGCTTGGGTCGTGACATAGATAAACTCCGTGTTTATTTATCTCAATAACTATGCAGATTTAAAACTGCCACCTGACAAAACTACCTCAATTGGCTCATTTTGACTGGCTTGTTCTCGACGTGATTGCTCTAGCGCCAACAACAACTTGGTTATATCACCATGCAAGTCTTTGGCATCACGCACGGACATGATAAGATCTTTTTGTCCACGACTTTCTGCTGCCTTGATTGAGTCAATAAACCGATTGATGTGTAAACTCATTTTTTAAGATATGGTTCTAATGATGGTGCAGTCCAGCCTACCGGCTTTAGCACCTTACCATCTTCACGCTTGCGAACTTTGCCTGTTTCGTGATTGATTTTAGAAAAGTTCGTGTTCATGACTTCTTTCCAAGCACCTTCAGCATCGAAGCCTGCTGAATGAATTGCGCCAATTGTAACAACTAATATATCAATGAGTGCGTCAAGTTGTTCAACTTCATCATTGGCCAATACTGCTTGATGTAATTCTCCAACTTCTTCGTCGATCAGTTTCATGTACATTGCATATTGATTCAAGTTTGAACCATCGACTTGTTGGTCACAAGCCCGCATAAATTTTTCTTGATCACGAAAGGGATTCACTAGCCAGCTCCTTGGTGTAAAATGGTCCTTGATACTTGTAACGATCAAGTGCAATCAGTTTGGGGTTACGAACAATCTTCCATGAGCGATGTTGTTTTACTGTGTACCATCCGGCTGCAAACCATGACTTGGATTTCTCCTGTTTGGTAAACAATGGTAGCTTTAGTCTCACATTCCACAATCCATTATATGTCTTACATCCAGTTTCATAACCGTGAACTGAATCATTAGGTGGTGGGGTAACTGTTTCGGAAGGTTCAAAAGTGATGTCAATCACTTCTCTGACCATGGGCATGGTCTTGTAATTGGATACTTGATTTTGTATTTTTACAACATAACCATCTGCACTGGCCTCAATGTTACCAATCTTTTGATTGTTTTGTTTGAGGATCCAGTATTGATTGTCAATTACTGGTTTTGCTACTATCATTTTAACACTCCTTGATATGTTTGATTCAGCCAGCGACCAATTGGCTCTGCTTGGTCACTCAGCTTGGTGAGTTCATACTTGCCACAGAATTTAAGAAAGTGTGCGCCCACCATGCCTGTGTCTTTGTTACTGACCTGTTCACTGATCACAGCATCCACGGTATCTTTTACTTCTTGTGGTTGTGCAGTGAGGTCAATCAGTGTGACATTGCGTTCGTAGTCGTCAAGTACCTTGTGTTCTTTTTCTTCGTGGTCAGTCCAACGTTGCAACATGAGATTGTTCCAGTTGTAGCCTTTTTTGTTGCGATCTTCAAATGCTTCTGTAATGCCCACACGATTCTTTGTGCCTTTAACTGGTGCACCAGGGTATGCCGAGAACACATTGTCGCCGGGATCACCGCGTACACATTTCAAGAACAGCACCCATTTCTGGTAGTCAGTTGGAGCCACAAAGCTACGGTCGGTTTTGCCTACTTTGATCTTTGAATTGCTTTCGATTGTGAAACTCAATTGGTTGCCTTTGGCATCAGTTACGCCATCAACACTGAACAGGTGATCGTTTATGCCATTGTAGAGTTGCACATTTGGTGCAACCAATTGAACGAAGTCTGAATCACTGCTGACGATAATATGTTCATCTTGGGGGTGTAGTGCAATCCAGCGGCCTATGATATCGTCCGCTTCTGCTGTTGCGCAACGGATCACGCTACAATTTGTTTTCTCAGACAAGTATTTAGTCAGTTCATCATAGGTTTCCCAAAACAGTTTGTCCTCTTCTGCTTCAGTTTCGCTCATGGCACCGCGGGCCACAGCACGATTGGCTTTGTAGGGTTTGTAATAATCCTTACGCCAGCTACGCCCCTCTAGTGCAAAAACCACATGGTCCACGCCAAAACGTCTAGCTACTTTATTAGCACTCATCATGGTCAAGTGCAGTGCAAAGCCTAATTTAGTCCATGTGTCGCTGGCCCTGTGCGCCGAATGGCGGGCACGGAAGAACATGTTGGCAGTATCAATCAGTAGATATTTCATTAGGACGGTCCAGAAGTTTGTGTTGCTTTAAGTATTGTAACACATATTCTGACCAAAATCTATGGCCATTGGCCCCAAAGTGATAACTTTTGGGATTCACATGTTCGAATCCGTTGTTTTTTAGTATGGCATTCCAACTGTGCTCGTTTGAGTAAGGTTGGATATAGTGATTTTGCCAATCTCTTTGATTTGGCATATTACTAAACGTGCTGTTGCCGCTGTAGAAAAGATGCCGCACATTAAGGTCTTTTAGTCGACAATGCAGGTGCCAGATTTTATTGTGCCATTCATCTGTTTTTTGATTCCAATTCACATCCAAAATATACTGACGATATCTAGCTTCAAGTTCTGGCGGCACCATGTCTACACCACTGGCATTTACTTGATAGTGCCGGCCTTCGAACACCCATTCTTCTCGTTCCCATGTGGTCCATTGAATCACCATCACAGTATCATACAAGCGGCTATAATTGTTGTGAATCCAATCTGTAGTAGTGCGCAATATACGATCATTGCTGGCTGCTGTTTCGGCATCACAGTAAAATTCAGTGTTTAGCATTCGACTCAAGTGACGACCCCAACTGGCTTCCAAGTTGATTGGATGCGGGCGGCGATCAATTCCGTAACGGCCATCATCCACAGCCATTACATCAGGCACAACTGCTTCGGCAGCCGCTGTGTGACTACACCCATTCACATACAATATCATTTCTGTAGCAGTACTTTTTCTGTTTCGGCAGCTACCACACGCTTGCGCAGGCTTGAGCTTGAGAATGAATGGTCTCTGCTGTTAAACACATGCTCAATGTGTTGTCCAGTACCTTCATTGCGACCAGTAAAGTTGGTATCTTCGTATTCTCGACCAAGTATGCGTACATCGATTGGCAAGGTTAGTATCAAGTCAATTAGATCTTGTTCGGTAGTGTACACAACAATTTCGTCTACAAATCTACACGCACTCAATTGTATCTGGCGTTCCACAATGCTTTGCACAGGGGGATTTTTAATTCCTGGTCGGTCAATGCTGGCATCTGTTTGCAGGCCTGCAATTAAGTAATCGCAATGATTCTTTGCTTCGGCCAACATGGCAATGTGTCCTGCATGTAGCATGTCAAATTGACTGAATGTGATGCCGATTTTTTTACCTTCGGCTTTGAGGTCTTTAATGTGATTGAATATCATCCTATTTCGCTCCGTCCGTCTCCGAGATCACGTTTTTGCACATACATGCCGGAGTTTTTAATTGCTTGTTCTTGTTCCCATGTTTCCATCACAACATGTCGGCACACATTTTGAAACCATCTATCCACTATCTCGCCGTCACTGTCAGCAGGTTTCAACATATAGCCAGCCTTGACCAGTCGTGCCACAAAGATTTCGTTCCAGTCTAGTTCAAATGCACCCTGATGCAGGTTGTTGGGATCCACATCCATACTAAGCACAGCCACATAAGGCTCGCCCTTTTCTGTAGCAAGTTGCTTTTCTGTTTTTACCGGTACCTTGGGCTTGGTCTCGGCCTTGACCTTGGGCTCAGATTTCTTTTTAAATCTATCAAAAAATCCCATATAGTTTCCTTAGAATAAATCCACAGTTTCCCAAGGCAAATAGTCTTTGCCAAAATGCCCATAGTTAGTTGTGCTACTGTAGATAGGGCGGAACAAGTCAAAACGTTCAATAATACCCTTGGGTGTCAAGTCAACGTTATCCTGTATCCATTTAGTTAGATCACGTCCTTGTTGTGCGTCAGCTGTTTCCACGTAGAAACTCATGGGCTGTGCAAGTCCAATTGCGTAACTGATCTGCACTGTGGCCCACGGTGCTCGACCACTTGCCACAATGTTCTTGGCAATCCAACGTGTTAGGTAGGCAGCACTTCGATCCACTTTAGTAGGATCTTTGCCACTGAAGGCTCCGCCACCATGAGGACTATACCCGCCGTAAGTGTCAACAATAATCTTGCGGCCAGTAAGCCCAGTATCGCCATCAGGCCCACCAATAACAAATCTACCAGTAGGGTTAATATAAAATTCGGTTTGATTGTCAACATAATTTTTAGGAAGTATACTACGGATAATCGATTCTACTTTGTTGCGTAACAACTCTGTAGAAATTTCATCGCTATGTTGTGTAGAACAAACAACTTTAGCAATACGTTTGGGTGTGCCAGTATCATTGTACTCAAATGTCACTTGGCTTTTGGCATCTGGCCCTAGCCATTCAATGCCTAGTTCCTTGCGTTGTCGTGCAAGTTCTTCCACAATACGATGGCTCCAATAAATGGCACTGGGCATGTGTGTATCAGTTTCGTTACAAGCATATCCAAACATCAGGCCTTGATCGCCTGCACCAAATGTGTCTGTGCCCAGTGCAATATCTGCACTTTGCCCGTGTAACAAGTTGGTAATTTCTGCTGTACGCCAATCAAAACCTGACTGTTCGTAACCCACATCCTTGATAACTTTTCGCACTGCTGATTCAACTTCCTCAGCATGTAAAAGGCCTTTGTATTCTCCTGCTACCACCACACGATTGGTAGTCACTAACGTTTCACATGCACAACGAAGTGTAGGATCTTCCTTGGACATTACCAAGTCCAGCACAGCATCGCTAATAGCATCTGCAATTTTATCCGGATGTCCTTCTGACACACTTTCACTTGTAAATAGATAACTCATTAATTCCCTTTAATTTTAAAAATAACATGTTTGTTTGCTTTGGAGACTGGTCATTACTCGAGTCCCCATTTGATTTTTAACCAGATACGTTCGTGTATGTAGTAATCAACACTCAACAAAATGTGTAATGCAGTAGCAAACCCTGCTGAGTTGCCTAGATTACCTGTAAATAGGTATGTCCAAAAGATTGTGAACAGCCAGGCTGTCAATCTATATGTAAGCATCCTTGCTACTGTACGTTTTTTTGTTTCTGACATGTTATTTGCCCCATCCGTTGCCCCAAAGATCCACATGCAATCTTGGGCTGTAGTTGTAACCACGGGCCAGTGCCCAGTCAGCCACATTCACTCGGTTGCGTTCGTATGGAGTGACCACACCGCCTTGTGGCATCACATAGGTAACACCACGGAAACCTGCTTCACGATATGCAGCCACAGCACGATCAACTTCTTCAAAGTGTGCCAGTGTTTCTACCACAAATTTTAAATATACTGTGCCATGCAGTTGATAGTCTGCCACAATCTCGGGCTTGATAGCATCCGACCACGATTCACCTGATGCTGACAGCTTGGGACTTACTGAAAAAGTAATTTCTCGTGTGGGTACGGCCCCTAGTGCAGGGCGACGCCATTCGTGCAAAAATGTTCGAAATGCTGGCTGTAACTTTTGAGTGCCATTGGTTTCAAACGTAATATTCTTTAAGTCACCCATACTGCCTTGCGACAGCAGTTCTTCATAGCCACGCTGCCAACCCAACAACGGTTCACCACCTGTGATCACAAGATGCACATCATTGCCGTTGTGTTGTTGCCAGCGATGATTGGGTGTAAGAACCAACATCTTTTCAATCAGTTCATCATGTGTGAGTGTGTGACTTAGTTCCTTAAATGCAGGATGCCATGAAGCGTAGCTGTCACATCCGGTGTTCACAAGCGGCAGTTCAAGAAAATCCTTGTACAGGTGTATGTTCTTTGCCACTTCGTCTGCTTCGGTAGACTGTACGCCCGGAGCGCAGCCAAAGCCCGAGCAAGTGAAGTTGCATCCGTATGTGCGTAAGAACACTGAAGGAACACCAACAAAGCGTCCTTCGCCCTGTGCAGAATAAAATAACTCACTAACTTTTAATTTCATATTTTTGTTGCTTTAACCAGTAGATGCCAACCCAAGTATTCGCGAACTGCTTGACGCATTTCTTCGCTCATTGCCGCAAACCAAGGTTCTAGTTCATAGATACCTTGCTTGTACTTAGGTACATTATACATGAAACAATGCGCTTGTCTAATGCGTCCGATATGGAATTTGCCCTCTAGCAACTGATAGACTTCTTCTTTTGTGTAGGCTTTGGCATACGGACATCCGGCTTGTGCTTCGTATTGGTCCAGACCTTTTTGGATCATAGCATACTTCCAACTGTCACGAGCATACACTAGCATTTTGAACTCGCCACCATCCACGGTCAAGCTGTGTATGTTTTCAATCACACGATCAATGTCCGGATAGTGATGCAACACACCACAACTATAAACCAAATCAAATTTGCCCAGGTATGCAAGGTCATCGTCTCCACTGCCTTGAATGAATTGACCTTCCAGTCCCAACACTTCAAATCGTTTCCGGGACAATGCAATGCTTTCACTGCTGAGATCGATACCAACATACTCGGCACCATGCTTGGCAAACTCGGCTGCATCGGCACCAATGCCGCATCCAATTTCTAATACTCGTTTGCCAGCATACAAATGAAACTGTGCTAGATCTTTGAGATGCGGTTCAACAAAGTAGCGTTTTTCGCTGTTCTCATTAAAGAATTTTTCTGTGCCAACCTCACTGGCGCTGTGGTTGATGTTGCAGGGCTGGCGATCCCAGTACTGCACAATCTTGTCTAATAGTTCATTACTCAAAGGGACTGTCCTTCCATTGTCTTAATCGTTTGTGTGGATCTTGCAGGACCATTCTGGACCAGATGTTTGGATTTTTACCTGTCATGGACTCTCTAAACCACGTGGTATCGCGACCTATACTATCAAGGTAATCTGCAATTTTTTCAGTTTCTTCAATCCTGCGTTTGCGCCAGGTAATATGATTGAAATCTCTAGGATCATTGCCGGGCATGTTTTCCAACATGATACGTTCTTTGAATGTTTCATCCAAGTTCTCGCCAGTAAGATCATAGCGTTCATGGTGTACCATTACAGGAATTGTTTTTACAATATCCAACATCCAAGCCACTTGGCTGGTCCAGGCATCGTTGATTTGATGCGGACTCAAATGGCCAGTAATTTCCACCCACTTCTTTGGCAGTATAGGAAAGATAGCATAAGGATGTTTGTGATTGGTTTCAGCACGGAGCAAGTTGAATTCTTGCCCGTTGTCTCGAATCACCTGATCCCAATCCTGTGTTTTCATCACAGCATCGTCATTCCAAAAGAACAACCAAGAGCCTTGACTGTGCTTGGCCAACTCGTTAAGGTACTCATTAAGTCGCATGTACCCTAATCTTTCAAACTGTATGGCGCTGTATTCTACACCAAGGTCATCAAGATAAGGTTGTACAACATCCACAAAGTGTTTGATGTTTTCAGTATCATCATTATCAAATGCCAACATCACTTCTATTCGACTTGGGTCTTTGGCCCGGTCAAGTAGAGTGCGTAGGCATTGTTCTAGTGGTTTTGGTCTGCCACGAGTGGGCAATAAAATACTGATGTCGATGGGATTGTCAGGGGGTAATAAGTTCTCTGTTGTCATATTCTATTTCAGGTAAGTTGGCTGAATTAGTTTTTGTTATTGTTGTTTTTCCAAAATTCCGCTTGCGAGCAAAATACATGTTCTCTAAGAACCGATCCATGCTCATGGTTTTATCTTCCACGCTGTCAAATTTGTACAAG